TGGCATGGAGCAGGAGTCGCAGCAGATCCGAGATGAAGCACTCAAGATGTGTTGGTACATGCGAGGTGGATTGACCTATACCGAAGCCATGAATCTCGGACACAATGAACGCAACACCATCAGTGCTTTGATCAAAGAAAATCTTGAAACAACCAAAAAATCCGGAATGCCTTTCTTTTAAATGAATTTTGAACAAGCACAGTTGGACATCTTGGCCTGGATCACCGGCTTCGTGGAACGACCACATCCGGCACTGTTGGGCTGGGCTCCGTGCCCCTACGCACGTCGTGCTAGACTGGAAGGCAAGTTTGAAATCAGACCCGGACACATAGATCCCTACACAGACCTACAGCACATCAACATCGGAGAACTAGACGTGGTGGCCTTGGTCTACGATCCCACAGAGTTTGAACCCGACGTATTCAATCAGCAGATCACTGCTGTGAATCAAGGATTTCTGCGAGCAAGAGATCTCTTGGCCTTGGCCGATCATCCTGACTCACCCGAAGTGGTACAGGGTGTGACCATGAACCAAGGCACTTGGGCCATAGCCTTCGTGCAGCCCTTGGCCAAACTCAATGCTCATGCCCGCATGGTCTCAGAAAAAGGCTACTACAAGGACTGGCCCGAAGACTATCTCCGTGTGTTGTTTGAGGGTCGAGAGGATCCTAGATCATGACGTATGAATTTGCACGCATCGATCTTGCTCGCACACAATACACTGAATCGGTCACATGGAACTATCTCAGCAAGAGCGATTATATGATTGGGAAGTGCCAGGAGATATATCGTGCCTACTGTGCCCACAAGCAATTTGCGTCAGTGATGCCCATGTTCCCTGCCCGACTCCGTGATCCCATGGCCGATGTGCTGGGCTATTATTCAGGCGGCAATCTAGTGGCCTTCAGTTTGATCCGCAGATTTGACGATTATAATGCATTGTGTGATCAGTTTGCCTGGACCTATCATGATCCTCGATTGCGATTGGGCATAGAAACAATGAAAACCGAATGTGCCATATACCGTGCTCGAGGATTCCACTATCTCTACCTCGAGCAGGCACATCTCTACAAGCAAGAGATAGAAGGATTTGAAATTTTAGGAGCCATCACATAATGGACTTGTACACTATCTGGGCAAACAAAGAAGGAGATATCACCGATCTCGAATGGGTCACGGGCATGCGAAGTTTCTTTGATCATTTGAAGTCTGAAGGCAAACTTGAATCCTATCGTATCACTCGCTGCAAGATGGGATTCCGAAGCATCGCAGACATGCCGGAATGGATGATCATCATGGAGTTTACGGACATGGCACAGATGGATAGTGCTTTCCGTCGTGTGGCACCACTAGAAGGCGAACTAGAAACCAAGCACAAAAGTTTCAATCAGTTTGTTGCTAGTGACATACAACATGCCTTGTTTCGCGATTGGCCTGATCAATTATGAATGTTTTGCGTTTTTGTTTTAAATCCGAGAATTGCAATGGATGGCCACAGATACGTTTTATCATTGATAACGATGTGCATGCAGAACACGCGATTACCCAATCTTTTGAGTATTTTGATTTGTCCATAGATCTTTTACCTGGAAATCATTGCCTTGATATCGAAAGATATGGTAAACGTATTCCCGACAATATTGTGTATAGAGATGGACAAATATTGCAAGATCAGATTACCACCCTGACTGATATCTACCTTGACAACATCAAGTTACCTGACATGATAAAATATTCGGGCATCTTTAAATACGATGATCATGATGTTCCAGGTGGACTGTCATGGGGTCCAAATGGTATTTGGAGTTTGCAATTCGAGACTCCATTGCTGAACTGGGTGATCGAGACCAAGCAAAAACAACAACACGTGATCGATCTTCTAGACTATGAGTCTCGTGCGTCATTGATTCAAAAACTGGAAGAATTTGAACAAACAATCAAAAATGCCTCAACGATTCCAAAAAGTCTATCTAGTCAATAGTGCCCAAAGCCAGTTTACCCGTCCTCCGGCAGGGTTGGCCTTCATGGCCGGAGTATGCGAACACCAAGATATAGATCACAAAATTTTAGATCTCAATCTTGAGTTCTTGAAATTTGCACACGAGACTACATGGCGTTCAGTCTATTCTCATGCGGCCTATGATCTCAGTTGTTTGCCCAAAGATCTCGAAGACAAAGTAAATCAGTATCTCGATCTGATCATAGAAAAAATAACCGCCTACGCACCAGATTGCGTGGCTTTGCATGTGCTGACATATTTGAATCAACAATGGGCCTTGCGATTTTTACAACGATTAAGATCCTGTTGTGATGCCACGATTATCGCTGGCGGTCCTGGCATCAGTGTTCCACGTTATCTCGATCAAGATCAAAGCACGAGTTTCGGAAGATACCTAGCCGTGAACGATCTGCTGGATTTTTATGCATTTGGCGAAGGTGATATTATTTTCAGCCGTTTTTTGCAAGGTCATCGAGATGATGCAGGCTTAAACACTGCCACCGGTCCTGAAACCTGGCAGCCGCAACTTGAAGATTTGTCCAATTTGCCACCGCCTAGTTACAAAAACATTGCCATCAGTGATTATTACAGTCCTAATCAGACTCCGGTATTGAGTATTACCGGAAGTCGAGGTTGTGTAAGGCGGTGTACTTTCTGTGATGTAGGCCACTATTGGAAAAAATATCGTTTCCGCAGCGGCAAGGATCTTGCCCATGAAATACTTAAACACTGGCAGGATACCAGGGCTCTGAATTATTGGTTCACTGACAGTTTGATAAACGGCAGTTTAAAACAGTTCCATGATTTACAAACCCATCTCATTGAGTTGTCAATGAGATGGCCAGAGTTATCAAATATAAAATATTCCGGAGCTTTTATTATCAGACCAAAAGGATCTCATCCAGAAAAAATGTTTCAGATGATGAGAGATACCGGTTGCAATCATATACACGTCGGCATAGAAAGTGGTAGCGAATCAGTGAGAAATCACATGGGGAAAAAATTCAGCAATGCTGACATAGATTATCATTTTGAAATGTGTGAAAAATATCAGATACAAAATTGGATGCTGATGATAGTGGGATATCCCACAGAGACTGAGAAGGATTTCCAAGACAGCGTGGAGATGTTATCAAAATATCAGAAATACATCATAAACAACACAGCGTTTGGATTGCAATTGGCTAGACCAGCCAGTATTTTACCCAATACCCCGATACATCAAATGATGGAAGATTTGGGCATTGAGCATACTGGACATGTTGATCAATCACAACAATGGACTGTGGCTACCAATACTGATCTCACTATCAATGAGAGATATCGTCGCTGGAGCGAATTAACGCGAATCGCAATGGAGTTAGGGTACAATTTGCCTGCAGAAGTAGAGGCGTATCTAAGTATGAACAAAAAATCTTGGCAAGATCATCTCACTCATAACAATGGCAATACCAAAAAAATCAACATCGCCTTGGGATCTAAGTATGATATTTTAAGTTAACGATCATTGTGAGATAAGAGATAGAGAACTGCTACGCAGTTCTATTCATTTCGCTACGCTCATGAATCTTGTTTAAACGAACGAAGTGAGTTCTTCAGTATCATCCAGATGTTATGGTCACACTTGGCCCAGAATCGGGCCAAGGAAAAAGTGCAGCATCATCCGAGTGCATCACAGTCACATAGCGTTAGAACTATAATTGACTATAATCTAGTATAATCAACAGCGTAGGCGGTTGTCCGGTACCTACTCGTTCCGTCTTATAACAACGGCAACACACTATGTGTACGCTATCACACATCGCATGCCTGGGGTTTTTCTCCCCTCTTTTTGCCTTTGAATCCTTTTCAAACAACCAAACGTCAGGTCTTAGAGACGTCGTCATCCTTGCGGGTAGTGGTTGAGTGCTCGCTGGTACGGCGAGGCTTCCGTCTCTGTGAACCAAGTTCCAGATTTAGAGCACACGATGTTGGCCTGTGCTAGCCGTTGATACCTAGTTTGCCTTTGATGTGTGATCCATGTACCCGAACCTGTATGTGACCATTGTAGTATTCGTCTGATTCAAGTACCTTGCGGGAGAACTGTTCGCGAGCCTCTATATAACTGCATTCGGCCTTGCTCTTGCAGTAATATAATATTTCACGTGTGAAATTTTCTGTGCCTAGCAGTTCAACATCTCGAGATAACTCCGGAGAACTACCATAATAAGTCTGCCAATCTGAATCTATAGTGCCGCGTATCTTCTTGCGTCGTTTCTTGCCGTTTTTTAGCTTGACTGTTTTATAAGTTGTCTTTTTGAATTTACTGAGTTTTTTTCCAATGTACTTCCTGCTAGTGAGTTTGTTTGTTATCACATAAACAAAACCAGCATATTCTTCGGGTATGTCTGCAACGGGTTGTGATTCATAAAGCCATGTCATTGATCATGTAGTTATCTTATACATTACTTCAACGCAACATTTCGTTGCCATTGATTGGTAAAATTGGTGCCAGATACCTGCAATGAGCAGGTGCGTTGGCATATGGGTTCTGGGTGGACTGTAGACCAAGACTTTTGTACTATCTCAAAATTCACTGGATCTTGATGCCCTAACCAACAGCAAGGATGCAATCTGCCTTCTGCATCTATGTACATGCTTTTTTCGCGTAAGGCATGACAATCTATCTGACCCAATTTATCCTGCGGCGTTGGCCATTCCAGGGGATATGCCAATCTATTTGTCAATCCGCGTTTGCTGACCTTGGCTCTAAACCAAGAAAAACCCATATCACGTGCCATGCTCTGGCAGGCATCGACTTGATGCTCGTTGTGCTGATAAACTAACATGTCCCAGTGTGCCGAGGCACCGGTGCTGATGTAGGATCTAGCATTTTCCATCAACTTGTTCCAATCAACACCGCGTCGATACATGTGATTGGTATCTTCAAGTCCGTCAATACTGAAAACCACATAGTCAAGTTGGCGATGGAATATTTCACCTAGACATTGCCACCATGCTGTATTTTGAATAGCACCATTGGTATTCATGCCCAGAACAATTTCAGGATTGCGTTTACGAAAGTAACGATAGATGTCCAAAGTATGTCGACCGGCTGCAGGATCACCATAGTTGCCACACATGAACATTTTGTCAAGTTTTTGAATGGATGTGTGATCAATATGATTGAGTATCTGATCAATGGTGAGATGATGCTTTTGTGATTTGTTAAAATTCACATCGGTTTCACGAGCACACAACGGGCAGGCAGCCTGACATACATCCGTGGGCTCCAGGTGCAAAATTTTTATTTCACGCGACATCGATATCGGTGTTGTAAGAAGTAAATCCATTTTCTTTGACCACTCGCAGGATATTTTCCACACGCCCGGCCAGTTCATCTCTGTGGCTTACGAGCCAGATGCTTTTGTGTCGTTCTCTGCTCATCTTTTTCAGCAAGGCTAGGCTGTTTTCTACACCCTGGGTGTCCATGCCCGAATCTACCAGTTCATCAATGAACAACACATTGATGGGATGATAAAGGCTTTCCCATACATCACGGAACGCCCATGACATTGACAAGATCAATCTGTTTCGTTCACCGCGGCTGAGATTATCAAAGTCCAGATCACGACCCAGTTCCGTGATCTCCACAGTGAGATCATTTTGGAATATGACCTGGTGCGGCAAGCCAATACGATCCAGATAGTGAGTTAGTCGGTTGTTGAGATAGGATAGATTCTGTTCGATGATCTTTTTGCGTATGAACGAATCTTTGTTGGTGAGCAATTTTAACAAGAAGTCCTGATGTTCCTGCAGCCTAGTGAGTTCGTTTAACTCATCGTAACTCACAGTCTGCAGAGCTTGACCTTGCATGTCCTCAATCTGTTCGCCGTAGGTGTCAGTTTCAGCGGACCTGTGTTCTAGATCCCGGCGTAGTCCATCCACACTGTTCTTGTGACCTAGAGCCTGTTCTAGGTCGTCATAGAACACCGTGGGTGCTGTGCCCAGTTCGCCGAGATCATCTAATTCGTTCACATGCTCGGTTCGCTGTGTGTCATTGGAGAGATACTGCAGAGCGATCTCTTCCAGGGCAGCCTGTTTGTTCTTTCGTATCTCGTCCTGCTTGGAATCGTGTATGTTCTGACCACAGGCATAGCACTGATGATCATCTAAAGCAGCTAGTTCTCGTCGGATCTTTTCCTGCTCCTTGGCGATCTTGGCCTGTTCGGTATCGATCTGCCGGATGTATCGATTGTGATCGTCGATGGTTTTTTTGCGGGCATGATAGGCATCAAGATCTCGATGTGCCTGTATCTCTGCGTCAATGTCGATGTGCTCCAAGGCCGCGATGGCCTGCTGCAACTTGTCGCAGTCATCTCGCTGTTTAGCCAGCCACAGAGTCTGGCGTTTTTTTAGACTTTCGATCTGTTCTTCTATGCGGCGATTGGCTTCTTGCACCGCACGTATCCGCATTTCTTCTGCGGTAATTGATTCTTTGGTTATTCGATTGAGTTCTTTGATGCGTTCTGCACGCTCGCTCAGCAAAGTGATACCCAACAACTGTTCAATGATGATCCGCTGATCCGTGGCCTTGAGGCTGAGAAACGGTTCGGTGTAGGTGTTTAACGCCAACACATGCCGGAACATGTCGTGCGTCATGCCCAAGACCGACTCTATGGCCTGCTGTGTTTCTCGGCTGTCACCTTGTGCATTGTCATCAGCAGCCTGTTCTTCGGCGTTCACATAGAATTTCAGCACATTGGGCTTGCGTCCTCGCTCCACACGATAGTCAAGACCGTTGATAGAAAAGTCAAGGCTGACCAACATGTTCTTGCCATTGGTTTTGTTTACAAGGTTGTCTCGGCGGATGTTGGTGAGAGCCT